CCACTTTCAATATCTACTGGATTACCATTAATATCTTCAGCGTAATTATTAGGATTTAATTTTACAACTTCTACTCCATCTTTCATAAGAACGGGATAATGTCCGAAAAATTCATCCCAAGCACTTGCGCCCGCAGACATTTCGCTAGCATCATCCTCATAAGAGCAACAAGTTAATGGATCTGAATTAGATAAATCAATAACAACAGTCATAGTCTTACCAAATGCTTTATTATATAATCTTACTAATTCATCTTCAATATGTTCTACATGAGAAGCACACCACTTATCTACTCCATCTTGAAGATTCATTCGTTCATAACTCATTTATTTTCACTCTCCTAAAATAAAATCACCAAGTAAACCTTCTCCAAGTAAAGAAGTTCCTCCAGTCAAAGCAACTGTAATTATCTAGCCATTTTGAATTGAAAGAGAATAAGGCTAATTTGTTATTGAATCAATAATAATTAATGACTTTGCGGAACGAGTAGTTACCATTCCATTTTCATCAATAATAACATATTCATTGGGATTACCAATAATTTGATTCTATTTTTGATTCCAAGAATCTCTTTCTCCAACTTGTAAATGCACTTCCTAATTATTAATATGATTATTTACATATTCAATATCAGCTTTAGTGTCATCAATAGCATTGATAATATTTACTAAGGTATCATTATTCGGATAGTCCTACATATTAATTTTAGACCATAAATAAATAAGACCATCAAAGTCTAAAAATGATTTTGTTTTAGACATAGAACTTCCTCCTTATATATTTTAACATAAAAATTTTATAAAGTCAATAAAAAAAGGGAGAGGGACAGTTATTTTATCCCTCTCCCTTAAATTATTTTAAATTAAGCGTTAGCAATAGCAGCTTCAATTTCAGCAGTAGTTAAAGCAATTACTCTAGTATTAATTTCATTATCAGTATATGCCTTAGCATCAATTAATGCTTGTGCGGCAGCACCGTATGCATCATAAGTATTGGCGGGAATAGTATCCTGCTTCTTTGCTAATTCCTCATCAACATAAGTCTTATCGGCCTTTTTAGCAATTTCAGTAGCATTAGCGCTAACAGCATTCTGACGAGCAGTAACTTCAGCCTCTAAATCAGCCTGAGAAGCCTTTGAAGCGATAGCGTTAGACAATTCAGTCTTATCAGCAGTCTTTAGATAATCGCCTTCAACAACAGCCAAACGACTATCAACGCCATTAATAGCATCAGACAATTCAGTCTTATCAGCAGCTTTTAGATAGTCATCTTCAACAGCCTTAACACGACTAGCCAAAGCAGTTAAATCAGCAGCCTTAGCATAATCACCAATAGACAAAGCAGTAATAGCGTCAGCAACATAAGCGCTAACAGTCTTATCACCAGTATCAACCTTACTCTGCAAAGCTGCAATAGCTTCATTCATTGCAGAAGCATCATCTGGATGATCCTGAATCCAAGCAGCGATTTCAGCTAGAGTATCTAGAGACTCCTTAGCGTCCTCTGTGATTAACTGCTTAGCCAATTCTTCGTTAGCAATGGCACGAACAGACTTACCAGCGTCATCGCCCTCTAGAGTAGCAACACGACCAACTAAAGCAGTGTCATCATAAGTAGCAGCAGCCTGAGCGTCAGCGATCATCTGTACAACAGTCTTACCATCAGCAACTTCACCGACCAAAGATTCTAGTGCGTCAACTTCACCCTGTGCAGTGACAGCCTTGTCATCAGCAGCCTTTGCGGCAGCAGCATTAGCTTCTTCTGCAGCCTTAGCACGAAGAATTTCAGTATCTAAAGCAGCTTTAACAGAAGCAGCAGACTCAGAAGAACCACCATTAGCAGCATTTAGAGTTTCTTCTGCTTTCTTGTTAATATAAGCAACAATAGACTGTTGATCAGTATAACCTTCTGGAATTTCACCAACATAAGAACGAAGATCTTCAATTTCTAATCCACGAGCAGTAGCCTCGCTTGCAATAGCTTCCGCAATTGCCTCATCTCGAGCAGTAGCTTCAGCAGCAATTTTTTCAGCGATCTTGGACCATAAAGTACTTACGCCCTATTGGTCTAAAAATTTCTTTAAATCAGCCATTTTTATTATCTCCTTTATTTTTTATTTTTTTTATTCGCAAATCTCAAGAATTTCTGTATGAGTTAAAGGAACTAATTTATTGAATAATTCTTGAGCATATGCCTTTGTAGCGTATTCTTCCAAAGCAATTTCTGGAATCTCAATTTTATTTAGAGCTTCTTGTAATTGTTCTTGAGTAACTAAGTCACTATCTACAAGCACTTCATACTCATATAGCTCTTCATTCCATTGATATAACTTTTTCTCTTGGAATGCTTTATAGATGACATTTACATCACCAATTGCAGGAAAATTATAATGAGTATTAGCATTAATAACTAATACTTTATCTTCTCCAAGATACTTTAAATCCAACCATTCATTGACACCGTCTCCAATTTTTAATTTACCAGTATCAATTTCAAATCCAGGCTCACCAGGGGCTAAAACAGGATTTAAAGTGATCCAACTTGAAGCTTTACCTCTTTTTAATTGAATTGTATATGTAGCCATACTTTTCCTCCTCAATTAAAAAGGATCAGAGCCATCAATAGAGCCGCCGTCATAAATAAGATCACCAGATGGGGGATTATTTCCACCAGAATTACCTCCAGAAGAGCTTGACATACAATATGGATTAATTTCAATCCATTGCTTAGAGCCATTTAACATATAATATTTAGAACTACTAATAATAAAAATAGTGCTACCAGGAGTTAATCTATTTTTATCTAATTGTTTTAAATCATCAATAGTATCTAAATCAAAATGCTTAATACCATATGTTATATGACCACTATTTGAATGAATATTAACCATTATAACCCTCCTTTTTATGTAAGTAAATATCTTCATAATATTATAAAAAATTCATTGAGCATCTTAATACTTTTAGTCCAAAAATTTCTAAATCACTTTTTACTTTTGGGTTTTCGGCACTTTCGACTGGCACCGACCGGAGCAGGTTATCTGTTATATTCGGCCAAAAAATGGTAATATTTATCTAAAAATTTTTATATTTTATGAAAGGAGAGTGTTTACATGAAAATTATTACTAATAGAAATCACTCATATTTTATTAATGACTTGACCACAGCTGAACTCGGCAGCATTATTTTTGATACTGATGAAAATAAAATGTATATTATGTTAGAACCTGGTGTTCTAACTGAAATTGCTGCTGAAGATGTTGGTGTTGAAACACTAGAAGCTTTGACTGAAGCAATTGCGGCTGGCGGTGAAGTAGTTGTTTCCGCAAGTATTGATGCTCCTGCTGGATTTGCCGTTACCGCAGACACTACTGTTGTAAATAATGGTGAAATCACCATTAAAGAAGATACTGAAGGTAACGGTGTATTTACTGTAACTAATGGTACTTTAACTCTAGATGGTAAAGGCACTATCAATGGATTGGGTAATAATGATTGGAGTATGGCCGTATGGGCCAAGGAAAATGGTAAAGTAATTATTAATAATGGTTATTTTACTAATGTTGGCGCTAAATCTGTTGAAGATTCTGAACATTTTGACTTAATCTATGCTTCTGGAAATGCTCAAGTTGAAATCAATGGTGGCGAATTCAAGTGCGAGACTCCTAAGTGGACTCTAAATATTAAAGACAAAGACCGTGCGACCGCAAGCATTGTCGTTAAGGGTGGTAAGTTTCACGGCTTTAATCCATCTGATTGCGCAAGCGAAGGTCCAAATACTAATTTTGTAGCTCCTGGCTATAAAGTGGTTGAAGAGAATGGCGTATTCACAGTAATGCCAGAATAAAAATTAAAAGGCTGAGATAGAAATTCTATCTCAGCCTTTTTTGTTTTTCTATAAAAAAAAATCCCCTCTCCGAAGAGAGGGGAAGGATTCGAGATTACTTGATAACGGCGTAACGCTCGCTATCCAGCTTCTGCGGCCGTGCCGATCAAGAGATTGGTAAGTCAGGCTCACGCACGAGATATTTATCGCCCATTATCATTTCTAATGTAATTTTATCTTTTTCCCAATATGGGATACGAACCAATGGGATATTATGGGTTAATGCATATTCATTTTTAACAGCATCCCTTTGTTTTTGTAATTCTAATCCACCCCACTTATCAACACTATGATAATGTTGTTCTCCGTCAAATTCAATAAGGCGTACTATTTTATCATTTTCAACAATAGCAAAATCAAAACGACTTTTTGGCAAATCTAAAAATACATATTCCTCAATGAAATTAATACCTTCAAAGATTAAACAATTTAAAACATTGGTCGCACCAACTGAACGATGATAACAGCCACAAGAAACGGTTCTATTTTCATCTTTTCTGCGCAATTCATGGCCTCGAACTTCAATAATTTTTCCACAATCGCATTGACAAATCCAATATAATTCTCCGCCATTTCCTTTGCGCTCACTGCGTTGTTTAACAACCAATTTACCAAATCGTTTGTTTAACATTTCTTCTTCACTTTTTTGGTATTTTGCTTTTCTTAATTGCTCTTGACGATAGCAACCACAGCTCGATATATCACCATTTCTCAATGAGATACTTTTTACACTTTTTATTGTGCCACATTCGCACTAACATATCCAATAACTGCCACCAGTTGTTTTTCTATTTTTATCTCTCTCTAAGACAGTTAATTTACTAAATTTTTGATTTGTTAAATCTATTAATTTAGACATTACACTCAACTCCTTCTATAATATATAAGGAATCTTTTGGAATATTAAATCTGTTTTGTCCAGAAATAACAAAAAACCCGCCTCGCCGAACGGCGAGACGGGCCGGCCGCATTTAGCCGATAACCTCATAGCGAGGAGAGTCCAACTTCTCCATCATAAGATCCCAGCCAGTTTTGCCAGAAAGAATCTGTTCAAAAATACTAGGACTCATACCAGAAACATAAGAAATGTCTCTTACTCCAATATCTTCAGGGATATTGTTCTGTCTTGCCTGAACGTTCCAGTAGATAAGCTTAGGCATACGGTACCCATGACGAGCCCACTTATCTCTAATAGACTCCATCAAGGTCTGAGGGTTCCAGGATTGACGACCATAACCATGACCAGTTCCTGCATCAAATTCCATATCTGACAGAATTAGAATGTTCTGAGGCAGCTCATCCTGGCCGCAACCATTATTCAGAGCGGTCTGCAGCAACATATCGAAGGTGGCTTCGATGTTGGTGCTCTCACACAGGTTGGTGCGGTAGATACGATAGACCTTGTCGCAGAAGTCTACGCCGCTGGTCTCGATCAGCTGAGGACGAGTGGAGAAAGATACGTAGTGGTTTGCGAAGGGGCCGTTAGCACGCTCGGCGCAGTACAGACCCAGGGAAATAGCTACGTTCAGAGGAGTTGCGTCACCGCCGTACCAGGTCATGGAAGCGGAGGTATCAACAACAGCCAGACCATTGAAGGACTTGCCGTTGAAGTAATCCTGCAGGTTCTCCCAGTACTTGTTCACCATCAGACGATCGGTGTTATCGATAGGCAGATGGCAAGCACGCAAAGCCTTGGAAACAACCTCGTAAGGATACAGAGCCTTGGCGTTAACCTTGGTGGTAGTATCCTTGGCGAAAGCCTCGTAGGTCTTGACCTCGGGATTGCGCTTCATACGCTCAATGTCGTGACGAGCAAAGGCGTTCTTGTACTTGATACCGGCCTTAGAAGGGATCTTATCGAACTCGATCTCATCCCAACGACCCTCGGACATCAGACGCTCCAGGACGTTGATGCGGGCACGCAGAACAGACAGAGTCTTACGGTACTGCTTGGGGGTCATGCCAATGAACTTACGAACCTTGGCAGCAGTCTTCTTAGTCTTCACAGAGGAAGTGTTCTCAGAAGGCATCCACTTACCCAGCAGAGAAGGGGTCTTACATTGGACGTCCAAAGCCAGCTGATGTTTGACGATGTTCAGTGCGTCAGCCTCCAGAGGAGTACCGATGAACACGAACAGGTCATCCCATCGACCGAACTCAGGGACGTGAGTCAGGTTACGACGCATAGCGTCAGTATCGTAGGAAGCCAGCCACTTAGTAGCGACACGGAAGAACCGGCGCTCACCCTGGCCACCGCGCACGTCACGGATGTAGAACAGACACTTCAGAGCGTAAGAAGGATTCTCGTCGAAAGCCTTCTTAAACAGGAAGATAACATCTTCATCGGTGCGGGTACGGTAGGCCGCACCCATAGCGAACAGGTCCATCAGACCGTCCATGGTAGACTTATGAGTCAGGGCACCATTCTCAGTGCGAGTGTAGTTAGAAGCGGACTTCATACCTTCCAGAAAAATATTGCTCATAATTTAATTCTCCTTTTTCTCATTGATTCCTCTTGGACAAGAGGAAAATTTTATTTTGTATTTCTTATCTCTTTACCTTACAAATATATTATATCATATTTTTTTTGAAAAATCAAATATGATTACATTGCACTGGACTTATCGGTATTGCATCGGCGGCACAGCATCTGACAATTGGACTCAATTGTCTTACCGCCCTTAGACCAGGGAATGATATGATCGGCGTGCATGGAAGTTCGAGCATAGTGCTTGCCGCAGATGGGGCAATAACCCTTCTGCTTCTCATAAACACGACCCTTAACTGCTTCGGGGAAAGTTCGAATACTCAAACACTTTTCGTCACCGCTCAGAACGTAGGCATAAACACCCTTTCTCTTGGTGACTTCTTCATCAGCCATCAGCTTGCTGACCATTTCTTCCAGCTCGTCGGGATCAAGATCTTCTTCACCGAATTCATTATACAACAGACCCCACTGGACACCCTTCATATCTTTACGATAGTTAGGGAAAGTTTCCTTTACCCAGTTCATTACATTCATAAAATAATCAACCAGGTGTTTTGCATTTTCATCCAGGTGATGCTGAGCCATATACTCAACAATATGTTCTTTACCACCAGAAATCCAAGTCAAAACAGTCTCCAGAAGATCCTGTCGATTAGGAGTGCCAGTCATATAATCGGCCGCAATCTGAGAAGCGGGGCAGTTGGTCTTAGAGAAAAACTTCTTTGCAGAAGTAAGCCAAGCGCCAGTAAAGTTGACATTTCTTAGCTCCTGGTCATTCAGCTTTTCGCCGTATGTATTAACGACACGGAACCATTCCATCTGTTCCTCTTTAGTACCTTCGCAGATATAAACAGATAACTCGTAGTTCAGAAAATCTTCATAACGCTCGGGATAAGTCTTCTTCCAGTTATGGATATACATATCCTGGAAGTTAAAACCACCAGTAGCGAAAGAACAAATGGAAAGAGTTCTCTGCTGGCCATCAAGCACCTCAAAGGTACCATCGCAGTTATCGACCCAATACATGGTATTCAAAGGAAAGCCATGCATAACTGTATTGATAACAGCAACCTGTTGATCAGGTTTATAAATGAATTCTCGCTGATACTTAGGGCGTACATTTAACTTGCCGCCATAAGCTACAACGCCATTCTCTTCGTCATTTTCATATCCTGCAATAATTTCTCGAATAGCAATCTTCTTCTCGGTAATCTTCATCCATATCACCTTTCCTTATCTTTGTATATATATTATATCATATTTTTTTATAAAAATCAAAAAAGTCCTTTATAATTAAATTATAAAGGACTTTTATTTTAATACAAATAACTCATATCCATAGAAGTTCGCTTAATTAAAACTCGTGCAAAAATCTTCTTACCATTTAAATACAAGCTGCCGCAGCCAAAACAAGATTTGTCAGAAAAAGAAGAATTTGCAATCAGCTCAAACTGATCAAGACAGTGATGATTAACATATGTGATGGGAACTGCCATTACACCAGCATAATCAGAAGGGATGTTTTCTACTCTACCCACCAAGATAATATCAGAATTATCCAAAGTTGGATATGACTCTCTCTTATTAGTATCAGAGTAATAGGTCGCAGTTAACATCAGAGGATCATCTCTCCTGGAAACCTTAAGATTGGTATACCAGGAAACTGCAGGAACTTTACCAATTTTATTACCGTCTTCATCGATAATATCACTCTCGTAATCGTCGGGCATGGTAAACTTCATAGTAGCATTGGTTTTATAACCATACCACATATTACCCATCTTGAAATTGTAGAACACATTTTTCAAATTGATAGAAGTGTTATTACCAAGGATTAAAAATTTCTTCTTATGATCCATCAGTAAGTCAATTAATTTATTGAACTCACTAAAAGGAGGATTCGTGATAACAATATCACATTTATCCAGTTCTTCAATGCTCTCATCAGACAGGAAACTACCAGTGCCCTGCAAAGGAGTTTCGATAATCACAGAGGGGTCACTGTCTTCCACAGTATACTTCACAGCCTGACCTTCTGGAGCATAAGAAATGCCAACCAAACGGGTTAAGCCAAAAGCATCAAAATTCTTGAAGAAGTAAATAAAGAAGTTACTATTCGGACTGTCATTACAGTTACAGAAAATAGACTTGCCATAAAATTGCTGCTTATAACGGAAACATTCAGCTTCAATCTCGCTCATAAGAGTATAAAACTCATTCTTTTTAGCTTTCTTGGCTTCATTGCCCTTTGCATTAGTGCAACCCTTTTTGGATTCAATCTTATCCATCTCTAAGAGTTCATCAATGTTTTCAACAAAACCGTATTTAACCGGAGTACCGGCAATCTTATACATATAACCGCGAGTGACAATACCATTTAAAGTTGCGGCACGGATCGTCTCACCGCTCTTTGCGCTCAGTTCTGCTGCGCTAAACACGCGATCCTTAAAGTGCTTGAGCGCCAGATCAAACGCATTTTGACCTTTTTCAGTAAAATTACTAGGCATCTATACTCTCCTTTTTTTTCATTATATGTATATTATACCATATTTTTTTATAAAAGTCAAAAATGAGCGACACAATCAGTGTCGCTCATTAACCATCTTAAAATACTCTTTATACTTTCGATTCATATGAGAGCGCGCGGACCAATATCCGGGAAAAATATCCCATTCAAGAGCATCAGAAACCGAACTTCCTCGATGATCACTGGGGCACACTTCAACTTTCCAGTTACCATGCTCTGTGCGGTTCATGATAATCACATACATGACGGGACCATCCGGCCCATGTCCGTGCCGCACATACTTCACTTTACTCCATCTCATTTCCTTCATCCTCCTGGATTCATAGTCTGGAGGCAGCGGTCAGATTTGAACTGACGATTAGGGTTTTGCAGACCCCTGTGTTACCACTTCACTACGCTGCCATGGGGAGGCTCTTATAGAACCTCGGGATTATTACGGAAGAACTTATGGAAATGTTGTTCATCCTCGGGAAGAGAGCAGAACAATTCCAAGTTATCTCCATTCTCTTGGAGCAATTCTCCAAGAGCGATATACTAAGAAATAACAGACTTCAAATTGAACTTATTGCCCTCTTGGTCTTCCAGCCACACCTGTCCCTTACACTTGGACACAGCGAAACGGAACTCCATGATTTCTTTTGAATTAGTTAATCTCATATAAATCTCCTTATCTCTGAGGTTGTGCGGCGACCATCCTTCGCTCCGCACCCGGACGCATTTAACTTTCACAGCGCCAACCATCGGATATTCCACGACTTGACCGACAAGCCTTTTCTTGCAAGAAAACTGGTGGGCCTGTTCCGATTCGAACGGAAGACTAGGCGGTTATGAGCCGCCGGCTCTAACCAGCTGAGCTACAGGCCCGTGTATACTACATACAACCAGTGCGACGAAATTTTGTATTGGACTTTGTGGTGATTGATTTGATAGTAAGTTCGCCAGGAGTGCGCTTAAAGATTATGCGATAATGCTCCATCTTATAGCGATACAGGTCATCTTCCATACCTCTTTGGATTTGTTTGAGAGGTTCAATATGACCTGTATTATTTTGAATATTTGTCAAAGCCTTATTCAATTTTTTAGCTGTAGGCTTATCAGCCTTGTCAAGCACCTTTTGTGCGGCCTTGGCAATTACCATAAATAATACCTCAAAGTTTTATTTATTGCCCTTACTTGATACCGTTCAAGCGGACTTCAGAGGACGGGCAAACCCCTCAGACTTTCTGCGCTGGGCGTCATCTACACCCCAAACCCACACATCCGGGACTCTTCTCGGTTATCGCGCGCTTCCGACTATGTTTGCTTAGCCATAGCAGCATATTCCCTTTGCTGATTTGCGCTTCCCTATGCAGGGAACGACTTCGGCTACATTGGCTCAGAAGCCTCATTCTTTCTAGGAGGTCATGCCATCAGCACCGCATGAGGGTTTCAGCTTTACCCACAAGCAATCAATAATCTCTATGCAGAAATCATTGGACAGTTTTTCACCCATTCAAGGCGTAGTCATGGATAAAAGCTACCCCCTCATTACTTGGGCCTGACAACTCTGGTAGTGGCTCCACAAGCACTCCCATGACGAGTCCTTGCTTCATCGCCGCCGCATTCCGCGGGATAATGGTCGGTAGCCTTGGACTCGAACCAAGGCCCACAGAACTCACTAACTTACGCACCTTGCCTTGCCGTGTATCCGGATTGGCCGCACCGATGTTACATAAGGTTTTGGAACTGTTTATTCAGATACCCTACACTGAATCACTACCGATATGGTCCGCCCTCTGGGACTCGAACCCAGAACCCCTTGATTAAGAGTCAAGTGCTAACTAGCCAATTGAGCTAAGGGCGGATAAATCAATCATAAAGGATTTCAATATTATGGTACTTACAATATTCCAACCAGCATTTATAACACTTGTGCTCACGCTCCCAAGGTTCATAACAAGTGGTTGCTACGGTGCAGAAACAAATAGTCGGACAACGGCCCGCATCTATTTCTTTATCAATATTGATTCCCATAATACTGTCCTCCAAAAGGATAAATCAAGAAGCCAGCTGAACCTCTTGGATTTTTACAATAAGCACATAATCGGACGCCTCTCCAGTGCAACCTCAAGCGGCCTGTCACCCAACATTAGCTTTATGCCGGGACTGTCCTTCTGCACTCTAGCACAATATCGCGCTACCCTTTGCTTTCTTATTGTCAAGTTTACTCTTGGTGAGTTTCTCGGTCGTCCTCACTCACAACGGCAATACTTATTGCTTGGTCATCTCTATTTTACGGCAGTCGGATGGCTAAGTGCCGGTAAGCAGTAAAGAAATCAGTAATTTGTTTCTTCCTTTATCTTACATAAATATTATATCATATTTTTTTATAAAAATCAAATATGATAAAAACAACGAGAAAGGCTAATCTTAGGGCTTAGGTCGGGTCTAATTTCTAGACACCCGATTGCCACTTAGTCCCTACTGTAAAACCTTACTCGTCCCAAAAGGCGGTTCTGAGGAATTTCTCCCGTGCGCAAAAGCAGAACCGGTTGGTGCGCCGGGCGGGGCTCGAACCCACGACCCCCTGCTTAAAAGGCAGGTGCTGCTACCGACTGAGCTACCGGCGCATATAAAGAAAAATTGGGCGGAGTAGATGCCCTCCGCCCACGAGGCACTAAAAATAACTATGTAAAAGGTTTTTTATATTTTGATCGTCTAAAATGTAAAATGTCTTTTTCTTGTTATTATTTGCTGGATGTGCCTACACAAATAAATATATGATTCTCTCGTTCGTTTATATCAGTTTCTGGGCGATGATGAGTGTCGAGAGCCTCACCACCAAGACTTAATAAAATTACTTTGAGAGAACCGAAAGAGTTTTAGTAAAAAACCATTCTTCTTTCTTGATCATTAAAATTGTATTTGATAAAATACGATAGAGCTACCAGATGTAGCGATTTTGCATTATGCAAAGTTGTTTGCTGTATGGCTCTCATTGAAATTTCTTAACCTTATTTGTCGAAACCACTACGCTCAATTTCGACTTTAGTGATGCATCGAGTGGTAAGTTTTTATCCTGCCGGCCCAGTTCAACAATCTGGGATAGTTAAGAATGGAGCGGGATAAGGGAATCGAACCCTCCTATCCTGCTTGGAAGGCAGGCGCACTAGCCGATGTACTAATCCCGCATCGAAAAGGTGGGGCACTCCGAGGAATGCCCCCGAGAAGATAGGAACTTAAAGAAAGGGGAGAAGATTTTCTTTTTTCCTTGTATTTATATTATACAAAAATTTTTTTGAAAAATCAACTCATTTGCGAATGTACCAACGACAATATTCTTGATATGCCTCATTGCGATCAGGATATGGCGCATAACGCCATTCCCATTCATGCCATCTTTTGACGAGACGCTTCCAATATTGCTCAAAAGAAGTGCCGACTGTCTCATAGTCGCAAATCAAATAATCGTGTAAAACTTTTTTATAAGCCTTACCCTTTGCGGAATGCTCGTCGATGGGAAGACGGCGGATTTTATGGTTGGAATATCTTTTGAAATACTTGTCCTTCTTATCCCCGGATCGGGGAGTGTGCTTGTAGGACCTACTCATTTACTTCTAACCTCCTTTTGTTGAAGTTAGAAGACAGTAAACCTCCACATTGGACTCAGTCCTTTCTATTTAAGATTCGTGGTCCCGGCGACCGGACTCGAACCGGTACGGTGTCGCCACCGAGGGATTTTAAGTCCCTTGTGTCTACCAATTCCACCACGCCGGGATTTAGACAAGGCTCTTGATAGTTTGTAGGACTCGAACCTACTAAAAATTTTGTACAGAAAAAATTTTATTATCCAAGTTTAAGACTTGCTGTAAGAGCCTTTTTTATTTCCTTATCTCTTATGTATATATTATATCATTTTTTTTTATAAAAATCAATTACGATCTCTTTGGCAGCGGCGGTGAGAATCGAACTCACATCCGAGGTTTTAGAGACCCCTGTCCTGACCTTTGAACGACACCGCAGTATAATAAATCAAGACACATCACAAAATCGTTTTACGTTGCTCTACCACTTGAGCTACCCCGCCGTGGAGACGGGGACAGGACTCGAACCTGCAGCCTACGGGTTGACAGCCTTAAATTTTGAAAAATGTATTGCTGTATGTGCCTTATGTATTTATTATACTAAAAAAAATTTCAAAAGTCAAGCCAACGCTTCTCGTCACGAGAAATTTTTCTCTGACTTCTCTCTTTTTCATGGATGTAGCGCTTCAATACTTTACATCCACCGCAGGCATTTTTCTTCTTGCAGAACCAGCATCCATCTGTATCAAGCCAGAAGTGATAAGATAGTTCAGGTCTTTTCTTGCGGCGTCCCATTATGCGAAACGACAACGCTTGTGTCGAGGCGCGTGATAGCCAGCCTCCCGCATATCTTCGTCCATCGCAAGGACCTTCCGCATATCGGCCGCACTGTAATGGATAGCGCGGTCATAATTTCCATACTTTATTCTCCTGGAACCCTTGTTGCGGGTGCGGGAGGTATAATGAGATGAATGGATTTTATTTTTAGAATACTGGTGAAGGTTGTCATACCAGGTAACAGGTTCTCCATTATTCCAACTTGTCTTGTGTTGCTGATCGATTCTACGCTTTCTTAAAGCCTTACGAATTGATACATCACGATTGTAAACACCAATCATAAAATCATCCTCTCTAAATTTTATAGGCTCATTTGCTCTTGGCGGGTAGCGCAAGAGATCTCCCCAAAAAGTTCCGGAACGGGGTATTCTTCTTCTTGAACTACAAATGATGGCGGACAGGGAGGGATTCGAACCCCCGGAGCATTACGCCCGCCGGTTTTCAAGACCGGTGTAATAAGCCAGACTCTACCACCTGTCCATAACTCTATTGAAGGGGCATAATGCCCCTTCTATATAATTACATATGAGCCAAAATCTCGTTCTTCATGGTGTTGGTTAGCATAACTTCGTCGCCGGAATCCATGTAGTAGTTCAGCATATCGTTCATATGAGCGATAGCGTCTGCCAGAATATCCTGAGCCTCAGCCAGCTTTGCGTTTGCACGATTGGCGCGCTTCACAGCGATCTTCTCGGCGCAGCGAGCGATAGCCAGAGCCTTACCCTTTTCCCAGTCCCACTGGTCATTAGGATGGCACTTAGCGTAACCCTTTACAGGCTTGCCAGCATAGGAAGAAATTGCGACGACACAATGACAACGGATGGAACCGTCCTCATTCTTCTCGTCATAACCATAACACTTGTACTTGTTCTCATCGAAAATCATAATTTACCTCTTATTACTTTTTGAAAATTTTAGAAATAGCATTACATACTTTTGCGATACACTTATGGGGTTTCTTAGTCTTAGTATTCTCAATTACATTATCGGTCAAAGTCCAAACTTCTTCGATGGGCATATCGTAAGGAATAATCATACATCCATGATTTCCCCAATCTTCACCCCAAGAGTTCTGGACCTTCCAGCCACGCTCATCCCAGCCATAGATGAACATACAATGTCCGCCATCGTAGCCTTTAAATTCAGTGCGTAGAACACCTTCATCATCAACTTCCATATCAGCGAACCAGCACATAGCCATTAGAACAGGATTGCCAGCCATCAAAGCAGCCTTTACTGCATTGAAACTGGTAACACGAGCATACTGACTAATGCGGTTGGGATAACCTTGCTTGAATAATTTCTTACCCTGACGCTCATAAAGATCAATCATTTCGGGGACTTCACGATTGTAAGGGAATAAATCATATTTGACGTCGCCATATTTACGAACAACTTCAAGAGCATCACGCATAATCATACCTGACTCTTTATAGTCAGAAGTATTACGGTTTCCGTAAATATAGCCTACACTCATTTCACTGGGATCACCAGTTTGAGTATAGTTGTAGTATTCGATAATACTAGCTAAAGAGTGAGCGACACAGCTGCCGACCGCACCCTAATTCTTAATACCACGCATCTTCAGCTCAAATTCAGCGGGGAATTCTACGCCAGAAGCGGTGTAAACCAATTTGTAATCTCGGGCATCATAACCTGAAAATATAGCACCCTGCATTGGAATCATCCTTTCTATATAAAACTTATGGAGCCAGTAGTCGGACTCGAACCGACAACCTACTGATTACAAGTCAGTTGCGCTGCCAATTACGCTATACTGGCATATCAAGGCTCGCTTTTCTGATAAACGGATTTTAAGTCTGCATCATAAAATTAGTTGCTGTGTGAGCCTTTATTTCTTATGTATATATTATACAAAAAATTTTTTAGAAAATCAACTTTTCAAAGTAAAAAGGATAGAAAAAATCCACATTGAAATCTAACTTGAGCCTACTTTATATGCGCTGACTACAACGAGTCGCCATATACTACCGACCTGCTTCTAATTTACCATCGGCTCTTATCATCATTCAATATGGATTTTCCACTTGTATTCACCTTTTGCTTTTCGTTGCCTGACCATGGAATTGGGGTCCATGTGCTATGTCAGTTCCTACAAGATTTCTAATATCATTATACATTAAGGCAGTTGGCAAATCTGCAATCAATTATCGCTACCCAATATCATCTATCCATTTCGCGATAGAGGCGCTCAGATTTATTTATTCGTCTGGGGAAGCGCAACTTAGCGGAGATTACTTTATCTTACAGACCGTAGACTATAAGTAAAGGTCTCACTTTCTTTTTAACACTAAACTGCTCTTTGACTTTTTAGCGAAAAAATCAAACTATGTGCTTGAGGTAAAAGTCAAAAGAAAACCTACCATATTAACGCATATGGGGCGTCGAACTAAATATCTGATACGTATCAGCACGGGTCGGGATATATCGTTTCACCACAGTCACCAGGCGGAGTGAAACCTTATTTAGTTCAAATACCACCGAGAACCTTCAGCCATAGGAGCAGTTCTCACGTTTTACCCTACGAGGACTTTGGGAATGAAAGGATGCCCCGCCTATATTCGCAGCGAATGGTATTCATTTTTTAGAGGTTTGAACCTCTTGGTGGGCCAGGAGAGAATTGAACTCACTCGACCGTGTTAACGGACCGGTTTTACAGACCGGGGCGCCTGCCTTAACGCTTTACTGACCCATATCTTTAATTATAAAGACACCTGATATTGATAAGTTTGAAAACCCTATCCATTTGCAGATTTTTGAGTGCGGAGAGTAATTTGTTTATTACAGCCATATTCTTTCATATCTGCTACTGGAATGACATACATATTCATATTTCCATCTAAACAGAATAAATAATCAACTGGATGATTAAGAACATTATCATACGTACCGCCCTTGGTTCCGCCAGTACTTCTCAAAGAAATAGTATTATCAGAACTTCCAGTTGCTTTACATTGGACTGTCTTAAATTCACCATCTTTTTCAATGACTAAATCATACCATTGAGTATCATTTAGAGGAACATTCACAGTGTATCCATTGGCTCCAAAATAGGCAATTGCCATTGCCATACCTGCGCGACCTTTGTCACGATTTGTTTCAAATAACATAGTAAAATCTCCTTTTCTTTTAGCTTCTACTATATTTCAAAACTAAATCATATAAATTATCTAACGCCGGCCACGGTGTCTGCCGAAATATAAATGCCTTGTTCAGTATATGTCTGACCTCAACTTGAACGACCTACCGGTGTAGACTTGTCCCGGGTAAAATCTACATCGCTCAGACACTTCCCGACGCATTGTGAAAACAGTCGCTGTGCAGGCACGAGCAACCTGGAGGCTCAACACGTCACGCGAGGACTTTCGCTTTAGCCTTGTTCAATCTCCTTGGGCATGGAGGGTGGTGGAGCGAGAAAAATAATGAACTCGCTGATTGTCGCCTTTACGGGGGCTAGGCGACATTTCTTTCGCCCCTGGTGGGAAACCTTGGACTCAAACCAAGAAGTCTTTTCAGACGCCGGATTTACAGTAATCATAGAAACATATTGCGGATAAGGTCTTTGCCAACACCTTTTTCAAATGAAAAGCCTTTCGGCTCCGGTGCGTTTATCAATTCCGCCAGTTTCCCAAATTTATAAACCTGATAAGTTTGCTGACCTTCGTCATACTCCCTATAACCTTCAACCATATTCAATCACCGGGGAGACAAGTCTGAGCCTTCGGGAGCGACCCTAAGCTTCTTGCCCCAGTAGTTCTGACACACCAGAGGCGGCCTTTCCTACCCTATCCCGCAGAGGACTGATTGCCTCTAACTTTCACTCGCCATTCAGAATTGTTTAAGTCTATTAAACCATACTATCTAAACAGCCCAATCTTTCTTCTCGTCGTTGCGATAGAGCTACTCGTACCCTGACCTTACCTTATAGCCGGATTACTCCGACATCAACGCAGACTTCCTTATTG